TTTCGTCAGTTAGCAGACGAGCAAACAGGTATTCCTAGTTACTCACACGGTCAAACTGGCGTACAAAGTATGACGCGAACAGCTTCTGGTATGTCGATGTTGCTGGGTGCGGCTTCACTTAATATTAAAACAGTTGTAAAGAACTTAGATGATTTCCTGCTCAAGCCCTTGGGTAAAGCATACTTCCAGTGGAATATGCAATTCTTTGAAGGTGCTTTGAAGACTGAAGGTGATTTAGAAATTAAGGCTATGGGTACTAACAGCCTTATGCAAAAGGAAGTAAGAAGTCAACGATTGACAATGTTTCTTCAGACCGCTCAAAATCCTGCTATTGCTCCGTTTGTTAAGATGTCAAAGCTTATTAGCGAACTAGCGTACAGCTTGGATCTTGATCCTGATGAAATACTAAATGATCCCGAAGAAGCGGCACTCGCCGCACAGATTATAGGAATGCAGAACAATGTTGGACAAGCAACTGGCGAACAAGCTGACCCCCTTGGTCAACAACCCGGAGCTGTGGGAACCCCTGACGGAGTACCTCCAGAGCCAACGGATGTTGGAGTTACAGGCACTGGCGGTGGCAACATCGGAACAGGAGATGTTCCGCAAGCAGGGGAGAGCGAGTTCTCTGGCTAACCTCCTTACTTTAAAGGATCAAGTGAATCAAAGACGAAAGGAACGTGACGATGGCTAATGATTTTCCAGACTTAAATGAAGACGGTGAAGTAACCTACGCAGATGTATTAGAAGGTCGTGGCGCTTTTGTTGAAGGCGGTTCTATGATGGTTCCTCCAGAAATGGAAATGGTTGAAGAAACTCCTGTTGATACATACGATAATATTAGTCCAGAAGAAGAAATGCAACAGGCTGAAGATATGCTTCCAGATGAAGAAATGGAAGGAGAGTTTGTAGATTATGTAGCTGAAGAAGTATTAGAACCCGAAGAACAAGAATATTTATTTAAGGTTCTAGATGAAGATCCAAGACTAGAGGGGATCTTAGATAAAATTATTCTTAATGCAACAGAATTTGCTGGTTCAGGTGAAGTTGAAGGACCGGGAACCGGCATTTCAGATTCGATACCCGCAAGGTTATCGGACGGTGAATTTGTATTCACCAGAAAAGCGACTGACCAAATAGGCGCAGACAATCTCCAAGTTATGATGGACGATGCTGAACGTGCTTATGATGGCGGTCTTATGGCTAAGGCAGAAGGTGGGATGGCTGAAGATCCTCAAGAACAAATGATGGACACTACAAATCCGTATACTGTTCAAAGGGATTCTGAAGATGCTGTAGAGCGTCAAATGCTTTATTCCAGCCAAATGCCTAGTCTTATGAACCGATAAGGCTACCTAGAAACTCTAGCCCCTTATCATTTTATAACCTTGAGGCCACCTTGTAGTATCAAGACCCTGTATTAAATAGCGCATTAATACAGCCACCTTGAAAGACAACAAGCCCCAGAAAGGAGAAGTGACATGAGTGAAGAAGAGCAAGCGAATCCGTACAATCAAAAAAAATCTTGGCATGAACAAGATGCTAAAGAAACTAAAAGTGCAGATTCATTATTTTTTGAGGAGCAGGCTACTTCCGAAGATGACGGAACCCCTGAAGAAAAACGTCCTCGTACCAACTACAAAAAGAGATATGACGATCTAAAAAAACATTACGATCAAAAGATATCTGAATTTAAACAACGCGAACAAGAACTAGAGGCAGTGGCACGATCTGCTCAACCGCAGTATCAGCCACCTAAAAGCCTTGAAGATCTTCAACGCTTTGAATCAGAATATCCTGATCTATATGACACTATCGAAACAGTCGCTCATATGAGAAGCGAAGAGCAAATGAATGCTCTTCAACAAAAGCTATCGGTAATTGAAAAACGTGAGGCAGAAATGTCAAAGCGTGATGCTGAACTAGCTCTCAGAGAACGACACCCTGATTTCGAAGATATTAGGGGTGACGATAATTTTCACGAATGGGCTAAGACTCAGCCTGAAGAAATTCAGCGTTGGATCTACAAAAACCCAGATAATGTTAGTTTAGCTAGTCGTGCAATAGATCTTTATAAAATGGAAAATAATATTGCAATTAAGAAATCTTCTCGCCCGTCACAACTTTCACGGTCTAATGCGGCTGATATGGTATCAACAAAGACTACCGGCGTTGAACCACAACAAGCTAAAATTTGGACCCAACGGGAAATTGCCGCTCTATCTTTGGATGAGTATGATCGCTACGAAGAGGAGATTGATCGTGCTATCCAAGAAGGCAGAGTAGCAAGATAATTACTTGTCTTTTAGGAGATTTTAATCATGGCTTATAACCAATCAGATCAGTATTTTGAGCCGTCTACAGATACAGATGCGAACTTTGCTAACTCTGTAGCGGGTCAGACTAACTCGTACTTCCTTCCTGCTGTCTATTCCAAGAAGGTACTCAACTTCTTTCGGAAGTCTTCAGTAGCGGAAGCAATCACTAACACCGACTATGCTGGTGAAATTACTGCTTATGGTGATACTGTACGCATCATCAAAGAGCCAGTAATCACTGTTTATCAGTATGAGCGTGGTCAAGACGTAACGCAAACTAAGTTGACTGATCAGGAAGTCAACCTCGTTGTTGATACGGCGAACGCATTTAAGTTCATTGTTGATGACATCGAAACTTCTATGTCTCATGTCAACTTTAAGGAAGTTGCATCTTCTTCAGCCGCTTACGCACTGCGTGATGCTTTTGATGAGGGTGTAATCTCTGCTATGTTTGCTGGCGTCCCTGCGTCTTCTCCGAACCACATTCTTGGTTCTGACAGCGCAACTGACTTGGCGGCTGGTACTTTCGACGGTACTGGTAACCTCGACATTGGCTACGCTTCTGGTGAGCATGATCCAATTGACGTACTTTCTCACATGGCGCGTCTGCTTGATGAGCAGAACGTACCTGAAGAGGGTCGTTGGTTCCTTGCTAACCCAGAGTTCTATGAGCAACTCGTTCAGAGCAACTCTAAGCTGATCAGCAGTGACTTCAACGCAGGCCAAGGCTCCATCCGTAACGGTTTGGTAAGCTCTGGTAAGTTGCGTGGTTTTGATATGTACAAGACCAACAACATTGCGGCGACCACTAACGCGGCTGGTAAGTGTCTTGCTGGACACATTTCAGCTACCTGTACTGCACAAACTATTGTGAATACAGAAGTGATTCGTGATCCGTCAAGCTTTGGTGACATCGTTCGCGGCCTGCACGTTTATGGTGCTAAGGTTCTGCGCGGTGAAGCTCTCGTCTCTGCCTTCTACGGCATCGACTAAAACTGATAGGGGGATGAAATACTCCCCCTTTTCTTTAAGGAAGAAAAATGCCACAGATCGGAAGTGAACAACAGCCAATTAGGATGAGTCCTAAAAGAACGACGAAGGTAAGCGGTCAGTACCTTAAGTATGAAAACCGTAAAAAATACGAAGAAAATTATGATCGTATTTTTAAAAAGAAGGAGAAGACTACATGAAAGACAAAAAAATGTATGGTCATGGTGGTCGAGCCAAGGCTATGTATGGCAGCATGAAGAAGCGTGAAAAAGCCATGTATGGCGGTATGAAAAAAATGAATAATGGCGGTCTTGCAACTGCTATGAAGACAGCGGGGCCAAACTAATGACTACTCAAGTTGAAAAGCGCGAATACAAGTCTATTCAAGAAAAAGAACGTATGTGTGCTGAGATGACAGAAAATCAGTTTCCGTATCAAAAAGAAGCGGAGCTAAAGTATCCAAAGCTCAGAAACGAGCAGGAGAACCCTGATGCAAGTCGAGGCACCTAAAGGCTATCACTGGATGAAAAAAGGCAGTACCTACAAGCTGATGAAAGACCCAGCAGGTGGGTACAAGCCCCATAAAGGTGCTTCTAAAAAAGCCAACTTTGAAATACAAAAGGTTCATAAAAAATAATGGCGACTAATTACTTACAACTGACCAATGAACTTTTGCGTGAAATGAATGAAGTGGTTTTAACCGCTAGTAATTTTTCAAGCGCAATTGGTATTCAAGCTCATGTTCAAGATTGTGTCAATCGTGCCTATCTTGATATTGTTCTTGAAGAACCTCAGTGGCCTTTTCTTTCTGTAGGTGAAAGTGGTGCGACTGACCCGTTGTACGGTAATGTAACTGTTGAAACGGTTGCTAATCAAAGATG